CCTGTGTGTTCGTAAAGTTCGGCGCAATGGGAAGTGGTGAGGCCACCGTTGGCGTAACGACGCTAGGTTGCACGATTGTGGGTTGAACTACCATCGGTGCAGGATAGACGCGTTGTGGTGGGCAGTTTGGCGGACAGATTCGAATCTGTTGCTTAATCTCGCCTTGGGTTTGTAAGTTCACAGACTGGGGCTGTTCCAATTTCTCGATCGTACCGACGCTCGGCGCGGTGGGGCGAAAGTAGGGCACCGTCCAGCTTTGTGCAGGCTTGGATTGCGGAGCCGCGTTGTTCAACGTCGTGAGGACGATCCCCAGGAGAATTGCGTGGACGATGGCCACGACAATCAATCCCAGGCTTAGGCGGATGCGAATGGTATCGTTGATCATAGTGATTACAGAACCTCATAACTTTGGTAAGGCAGCGAACTGCTTGGATCGTTAAGAACGGTTAGGGCAAAGCCGCCATAGCCTGCCCACAAGCGAATGAACTGTTCACGAGGTGTCAGCTCGAATCGCCCTGGATAGTTGTTGTCGAGGATCGCTGCGAACTGCTGACCGTCGCGTTCGATCCAGCCGACGAACGTGCAGCAGTGTGCGGGCTTCCACCAAAGGATCGCACCTCGCCTGGTCGCACTGGCCCAATCAAGGAACCGAGGGTCGGCCTTGAGCGTATAGCTGTAGTCGATGCCAGCCGCATCCAAGCGATCACGCAGTCGCGAGTCCCACTCGCCGTCGGCATAGGTTGCTCGCCAACGTTCGCCAAGTTCGAGCTTGTTAAGCCAACGTAGATGGTTCACTAGCGACGCATGCACGCAGCTCCCTTGGCCAAGCGATCCGGTCCAGTTGCGTTGATGCAGTTGGATGGGAAGATTCGCTGGAGGTTGCTCTGGGGCTGGCGTTGGCAATGCACGGACATTGACAACGCCCGAATCGCAGCCAGCAAGAGCCAGCATCAGTAACGCACAGGATGTAATCAATTTTTTATGAATCATGTAGAGCTCGTTTCTAAAACTGATAACTGTGACGACTAACGCTGGACCGCAAACGCAAGGGTCGTTTGGAGAGCCGAGGCCCAACTCGTGCCCCTGGTGCGGGCCAGCGATAGTCGTCGCTAACTCTTGAATACCACCCACAGTCGCGAATTCGTTTGAGACGTAGCCGCAACAAAACGAATTGGCAGCCCGCACATTGCCTTCATCGTGACGTAGCGTGGATTAGCTGGATCAAACAAGTCGGTTTCGTAGCCGGCGAGCTGTACGCTCTCACCATTAGGTAAAAGGCCTTCAATGATCCACGCCGAGGGAACGGATTGACTTGCCACGCAAAAGCAACTTCGAAACTCGCCGACCGAGAGCCATTGGCTGACAAGACCATTGGCCATTCGCAAGGGCTGGGTTGTGCGAGCTCGATCGATTGTTACTTTCGCGATTGAACTCATCATCTATTGACTCAAACGTAAACGGACTGTGAGTGTGCCTGGCGGCGCGGCTTCAATGGCTTTGCCGATCATCGAATGGGCGTAAGCGTTCTTAACCACGTGCCAGCTGATCTGCGACCAATAAAGGATCGTGCCAGCGGGGATGTTGGTGGTTGGATCTTTCACGACATCGAAGACGCCGCGAACCGTGATGCTGCCTCGTGAGCCCGCACTAATCCCGAACTTTGCGATGCCCACGATCTTGCCCACGACAACCACTGAACCAGCGGCTACGTCGGACTCGGGGACGATCGGCAAGGTGTTACCATCCGAGACGAAGATGGCTCCTGCATTTATGATTTGTGCGTTGTTGCTCACGGTGTCTCATCACTGGCTCAGGCGAACGCGGACGAAGGAATCAGTGGCGGCAGCGTCGCTTACGACTTTGCCGAGATACACGGTGCCAACATCGTCAGCGACCACCGCGCCGTCCTCATCGACGTAGACCTTGGTGCCCGCTTCAAACTCGACAGCCAGAGCCGGGTCCTTGGGAATGTCAAAGACACCTTCCACAGCAATCGAACCAAGCGCGCCGGCCTTGATGTCGCGCTTGGTAATCCCCACCAAGTCGCCCTGGATCACAATTGATCCAACGGCGACATCAGCGGTGGGAGTGAAATCGACGGCCTTACCGTCATGAACAAATTGAGCTTGCATTGAGGTTTTGATTCCTGTGTCTGGAGTCTGAAGTTTGCTTGAACGGATCGGTCAGATCAGACCGATCTAAGGAGATCACTCGCCCGTTACCTTCACAGCCGCCCGTGGGTCTTGCGAGTTCACACCGAAGTCGATGTAGGAGCGGAATCCCATGCCGAGCGTATTGGGTGGCATTTCAACGCGCTCAATCACAGGTGTGCGACGGCCGTTGAGGAACACGATCTCAAACGCAGGCAGTACATTGGGATTGGCGAACAGATACCAAGCCGATCCGCTGGCACCTTGGTAGTAGGTGTCCGACATGTGCGGCGAAGAAATCACGCGGTACTTGTTGCGGTGAGGGTTGTCGACCGGAATCTTGGTCGGCGTCCCCTGCGCGTCGATCATGAGCTGCGCCGACCCCATGAGCAGTTCCGCATCAGTTTCGAGCTCAACAGGAACAACCAAGAACTCGGGCCGAATGTTGATCGGCTTTTGATCCTTGGCTCGATTGCCAGGGCCCGACTTCTGTTTGCGGAAGGTCGTCTTAGCATTCGTGAGCGACTCGGGACCGAACTTGGTATCGGGACCAGAAAGCAGGTTACCGTTGGCTGACGAGAAGAACGCGGTGTTTTTGAGCAGCAACGTGAAGAATAGCTCGTCGATCGACTCAGCACCGCTTCGTCCCATTTGACGAGGGATGTCCATGAACGCATTGAGATCATCGTTGATGATGTCATGCCGAGTCAGCGCAAGAATCTGACCATACGTATCAGCCTTGTTGCTGTACTTCTGATCGGAAAGCTTGCCATGCTTCAGCTCACCATCCGGCGCAACCTTCTCGAAGCCCCCGGTACCGAGCAATCGATAGCGAGAGATCTCCTTGAAGTCGCTCACAGTTCCGATACTGCACAGATCAAACGCAGCGATCGGCGTCGACTCGTAGGCAGACAAGAGCGTCTTGTTCATAACGTTCTCGAGGATGCCAGGTAACGACATCGTTGAGAAACCTGCGCGAATCGTTGCAGTACCGTCGCCGAACACGCGCGGAATGTCGTGGCCCTCCAATCGCGCGCATTCAGCGACAAGTTCACGCAAGCCAATGTGCCGAAGCGGATCGGCCGAGTTGAGCGTTCGCTCGCCGTAAGCCTTGAGCAGCTTGGTTTCATCGAGTCCGACCGACAAGCAACAGGCCGCTTCGAGGACTTCGCGTCGGTACATCGGTTGGCTTGCCTGTTGATCAGGGGCCTTGGGTCGTTCGATTCGTAGCACTGCCAACTCCGTCTTGGTAACACTCCAGCCTTCTTCGATCGCGCGAGCTTCGATCTCAGAATGCTTTCCGGCGCAGACCTTGCGAATGCCGGCGATACGTTTGGATTCAGCAGCGGCTTCGATGCGCATCTTGGTAACAACTCCACTGGTGACAGGACGCTTTGGCTTGCTACCCAGGTCCAGGCTGGCGTTTACGGGTTCTGGCTCCGAATCATCGGTCTCGGTGGTGTCGTCATCCGACTCTTCGGTATCGGGGTCCTCATCATCACCGGACTGACCAGCTGCGATTCGAGCCTCAGTGTCATCGTCCGCACCAAGGGCCACGAAGGACACTTCGCCCAGCGTTGACTTGCGAGCGATGTAGACGGGACCTTTGAATTCGCGATTGTTAGCGGTCGCAGTCTTACCTTCAGGAATGAACACAACCTTGTCTGCGTTCGCGCCGAGCGAAGCTTGCCAAGGAAATCCGTTCTCGCTGGTGGCGATGACTTCTTGAGCGGTCGTTCCAACGCCCGAGATCACGCCGGCGACTTCCAGTCGGCTGTCGCTAACCATGATGTCGTCGGTATGACCAACGATGCTTCCACGATCGTGGTCCTTCAGAATCGGACGCGACTTGCGAGTCACACGCATGCCTGCTAGGTCTACAACCACAGGGTAAGGCCAGCCACCGAGACGCATCGCGCCTCCGGTGTAAGCGACCATCGAGAATTTGCGCAGCGCGGGCTTGCCTTCTTCGGCAGCCTCAGCCGCTTGCAAGTTGATCGAACTCGCATCGTCACAAACGATTCGCAGCGAGCTGGGTACCGATTCGGCCTCCACTTCACTCGGCTTATTTGACTGCAATGTCTTCGTCATCCGTTACATCTCCTGGAGAAAGTGAATTTGAATCGGTCGAGAGTCCTAGCTCACGCATGAGCGAGACCTCTTTCGCGCGTTGTTTAAGTTCCGCCTCCCAATCACGCCCCTGCCGCGCGTATTCATGGGCCAGAGTTGTCGTATGATTGGCGAGGCGGATTTTCTGGGCATTGGCTTCTTTGGCTGGGTCGACATGCTCATGACCGTCCCAGAACCATTGATGCTCGAACGACGAGTCGAGAGTGCGAAGCGAGTTAGGCAGATAGCCTTCGATGAGAATCGCCTCACGCAGCCATGCGTACAGAATGCGATCCAGAATGGTGCGAGCCATTTGGGACTGCTCGACACGGATCGACTTGAAGTAGGTTTGATGGTCCAGTCGCCCGGAGGCGTAGTTGTAGCCCGACGAATTTCCAGCAGCTACATTGAACGGCATGTTCAAACAGCGTGCAATTTCGTTAAGAACCTCGCGCTTGAACTCGGCGTAGGTTGTTGCCGGTTGCTCGGCATGCATCTGAGCCATCTTCCAACCGCCAGGCATCGTCAGCAGCGCTCGCTTCTCCAGTTCGATCGGCTCGAACGGTTCAGCGGCGTCGGCTTCACCACCCGCCGGCGCGTCGGTGTAAAGAATCCCAGCGAAGTCAGCGGCCGTTTCGGCAGCCGCTAATACAGCGAGCGTGAATCGTCGCAGTTGTGCAAACAATGGCAACGCCGGCGTGATGTCGGGAATACCACGGATCTGCCCTGGACGATCGCTGCGGAAGAAATGGAGGATCGAACTTGCATCGATCGTTTCATAGTTCTCAGTCAATGAGAACGCATCATC